ATCAGGGACGATAATGACTATTACAACGGTAATTACCCCAACATTGGGGAGATCATCCCTCGTGAATACAGGGAATCAGGCATGGGAGCGACCATCCCTCCCACCGCTCGGAACGCAGTGGACAATGCGGCAGACCACATCCTCACCACCCCTCGTGTGTACGTGCCGGTACGTCAAACAGACAACGATCAGCAGTTTCAGCAGGACTTAGCCGAGCGAAAACGCCAGTTTTTGGCCTCTTTTTGGCACAGAGTAGAGACTGATTACTCAAATCCACTGGGAATCGGGCGTAAAAAGCTCGTAAAAGACGGTCGAATCGTCATGAAAAAGGAGATTCGGTGGGATATTATCCCTGATCCGCCATCAGAAAACGCCTCCAGAGGCGATAAACAACGCTTCAGGAACCGATTGAAGAAGCTCACACAGTCACAGTTCCTCTGGAGAGTGAGTGTCTGCCCGAACGAAACTATCGTGCATGACATAGACGATCCCAGTGACCCGAAGTTCGTATACGAGTTTTACGAGATATACCCTGACGAAGCGAGACGGCGGTTCCCTGATTACGCAGATGAGTTCTATGGGACCGATACTGAAAAGCTCGAGTTCGTTGAGTTATACACCAAACCGCACAAAGATGATCCTGGTTCCCATGTGATGTGGGTACAGGGCCGACGTGTGATGGATGAGATCAACCCGTATAGCTGGGAGACTTCGGCATCTACAGACGAACAGAAGGATTATGACGGCTATATCCCCTACATCATCAGGGATTCTGGCTGGGGTGAAACGACTTCAGATAATGACCCCTCAGACCGCTATGTGGGTATCTTGCGGTACATACATCCTGTACTACAGGCAGAAGCACGGCAATTAACTGCTGTGGACATTCAATTACGCTACTCGACGTTCGCCCCGGTTATTACGAAAAACATCATGGACGATAACACGCCTATTGAGGTTGGCCCTGGTAAGCGGATCAACTTGGTGGACGATCAGGAAATCAATTTCGTGAAACTGCCTGAAGTACCGTTATCAGCGTTCCAGATGATGGATAAGGTACATCGCTATACGTCTGAACTGTCGAAGCTCGGGGCGCTGGGTGGACAGCCGCAACGCGGAGTGGAGTCTGCGACTGAGGCTGATTTGAACGTGAGGAACGCAGCAGTCAAGCTGGCGAGCTGTGTCCACGCATTACAGGCATGTATCGCAGTCGCCTCCAGACAGGCGTTCCAGGACATTCAACACATCCTCGAGTCACCTATCACTATCGGTGGCGGTCCGAGGAGACAGGCCAGTGAGATCACCATTAAACCTTCTGAGCTTGATGATTACTACGCAGTGGACGTGGAGCTACACACCTCTGATCGGTCAGCGATTGAGATGCGGGACATGATGGTCTGGTCCCAGTTGTACCGTACTTATAACGGTATGTTGAGCGCAGAGACAGCTATGGAGAACTCAGGTATCGAGAATCCACAGCAGGAATTACTGAAAGCGTCAGTGAATACGCTCTTTATGTCACCACAGGCGCAACAGGTGCGCACCATGATGATGCTCAAAGGACTCCAGTCACAGGCAGCAGAAGTATTACGAGCGTTCCAGCAGGAACTGTTACAAACACAGCAACGTCCTCCGCAGCAAGGAGCCGGTGAAATGATAAGCGGTACTGAACAGATCACGATGGAGGAACTCGCAACTCCGTCTGGTATGGAAGAGGAACTGGCTATCAACAGGCAAACAAACGTAGTGAATGAGATGAGGTAATGGCAGGAGAACTTTCTTCCCTGATGAGTGACGCAGCCAGGCAGGTCACAGTGCTGAACGCAATGGCACTGGACTATATCGCTGATGCGTTCTCGACTCCCGAAGAGGCCACAGTGTTTTCGGCCACATTCGACGAGATGCAGGAAACCTTTGCAGCACACGGTCACGGTTCAGATCTAAGCACCTGTACCGACCCATTCTGCATGGAAGCCAAGATCGCCATCATTGAGGCACTACAAACGATTATGAACCCACAGCAGCAAGGGGGCATGTAATGGCAACAGCCGAAGAACTCTGGCAAGAATTTCTCAATCAGTTCGAGCGTGAGTATGAAGAAACCTTCAATCAGGCTATTCCTACCCGATTCCAAGGCAGTACACAGGACCGGCGACGAGCGAATATTTTAACGTCACTCACACCGAAAGCCATTATTGAGATACGACGCAGACAGGGTCAGGGTCAGTCGGACGGCAAGATCGTCGGCGATTTGATGAACAAGGCGCGTGTAAATATCACCGGTGACGGTGGTGGCGGAAACAAGATGGGGTTTGGGGGTGGCGAGGACTTCACGTTCACGTTCGCCGAGGTAGACGATGTAGACGGTCAAGCAGATACGATGTTCGATGGGCTGTTCACGGAGCGTATAGCAGAGCAAAAAGGAACGATTCAGTACACCGACCCAGACGATCTTATGGGCGGCCCACCCCCGCGCCCTGGCAGAGGCACTACCACTGGTGGGACTGTTGATTATCACCAGGATGCGAAAGATCTAGCCGATGAGGCATCAGGGGGACGGGCTGTTCCCACGAAGTACAAAGACGTGTTTCTGGTCACCAATGCCGCGAATCCACAGATAAACGGATACTACGGACCGAACGCGGATGGCGCGTTGGTGCTACAGGGTGATCGCCTTGAGGACATCGATGTCGATGAGATAACAAAGTACAGTCACGGATTCGATCTCGACGGTAAACAATACCGAATAGACAAAGACGGGAACATCGAGGTCAGAGGTACGGTGGGCGGTCAATACGGTTTCCCAGACCAGCGCACAGGCGACTGGGAAATTGGCACTATCCGCATGGTGGAACGACCTGAAGAGGAATCCATAGACTGGATTACCTACACCGATAGCAAAGGGCAGACGTGGCAACAGGATGCCAACGACCCCACTAACAGGACGATGATCTCAGAAGCCCGCCAAAACATCGGGACGGTGACACGATTCAACGACGATACCCAGCAGTACGAGACATTCAGGGTGGACCTGGATACCGGATTGCAGGTAGGAGAATCACTCGGCCAAGGATTTGATGTCTTTGAAAGTAACCGAAATTTTCAACTCGACTCCGACCGTCTGGGAGAGAGTAGCAGACAGTTTAATGTCACTGATGCCCGTTTACGTGATGAATTCAACCGTACCTTCGGTGAAAATGTACGACAGTTTGATATGCGATTCGGCGAGGATGTACGTCAGTTTGATCTCGGATTTGGTGAGGATCAACGTCAGTTCAATCTTGGGTTCGGTGAGACGCAGCGTCAGTTCGATACCACTGAAGGCCGGATGGAACGCACATTAGCTGCAAACAACTACTTCAATAGCCTTGAAGAACTCGGACGCAACTACCGGACGTTCGTACAGACAGCACCTCAAATGGCTAACGCGGCCACGCAACAAGGCCAGTTAGTGTCGGACATTCTCCGTTCAGGGGGTGATGTACTCGCACGAACATACTTTACTCGTGGTGGTATGTCACCGTTACCGGAAATAACACAGGCCGATCTCATCAATAATCTTAATGATGAAATGACAAAAATTCAGAGGTTCGAGCAACAAGGTATCCAGGCTGAGAACGCACGTCGAGCAAGAGCCGATATGGAACGAGCGCGTGGCGAGTATGAGCAGTTTGCCGAGTTCCAACGGCAGACCCCGCAATTCACGACACGGCAGATATTCGATGAGGCTGGGTTTGGCGCAGCGCAGACTGAGTTTCAGCAGTCGTTAGGTGATATGCAGAACGAAGCATCCGCAGCGGCTCAGGCCCACTCTGAACATGCAAACTCATTCCAGGCAGTATCCCAACAGGCGGCTGATGCGGCGAGGGCGGCTGGAGCAGATGCAGCAGGAATCGGGTTAGCAGTCGAGGCGGCACAGACTCAATGGCAGAACCAGTTAGACGCATTAGCAGCAACGGTCAATCAGTACGACGCTGCTTTATCAGGACCGGCCCGTGCGCAATTCACTGAGACGATCAGGGAGCAAGTACCTATCCCGGATTTTCAAACATGGGCCTCGACACAAGGGCCGTCATTCGCACCTACCCCGCTCCTGAACGTGCCGAACGTACCTACACCTCGGCGAACGACACAGGAGCAGTTGATTGCCCAATCGCGGGCGACTACTCCACCGGCAGTTGCGTCTGTGCTATCAGGTCAGATGCCGTCACCGCTTCAGTTTGGTGGCTTACCGCTTCCAACCTTCCAGCAGTTACAGGCGCTGACACCGACTGAGCAACAGATGTTGAATTCACGGTTAATGACGGAGTTCAACGTACCGTTGGAAGATGTGGCGTTCCAGTCGCAACGACAGTTCTCTACGCCAAGTATGGAACGTAACAGGGATCTCGCTCGGTTCAGGGGGTATGCAGTCTAATGGTGTCACGCGACTGGGTACGTCAGTTCAACACTGGACCTTCAGAGGGAGTCGCACGAGCGCGAACTCCTACGCGACTCGGTATCCCTACTGGGACGTTGGATGATCGTAAGACAGAGCGTGAAAAGGAAGAGGAAAAACGGCGGTCACTGAGGCTACCTGGTTTCCTCGGTTCAATCCTTGAAGTATTTGAGGCTGTGGACAAACCCATCTCTGAGCGTATTGGGTTGCGAATCCCTGAGATGCGAGGTCCGGTAGATGAGATCGGAAACATACTGCTACAGGAAGCAACCAGACCATCCACTGCGTTAATCGCACTCGGTGGTTTGGGTCTGGCAGGGAAAGCTGCGTCCGGGGCTGCACGACTCGGTGCTCGCGCTGGTGCGCGTCAGGCAGTACAACAGGGAGCATCTTCCCAGCTACAGCGAGGATTACCGGCTCGAGCAGCGTTACGTGCAGGACAAGGGGCGCTTAAGGGTGTTGAATTTGCATCCACGCCAGCATTTGCAGCTCGGGGTATCTCACGTCCTGTCAGGTACGCCGGTGAGGTGGCACAGGTTGGTGGGTTCAGAGGTGCGCAGGAGTTCATGGCTGACACTATTCCAGAGGACGCACCAGGAGTATTCCGTATAGGTGCGCCAATACTGGTAGGTCTTGGTGGTGGTTTAGCAGGATTGCGAGGCTTTGAGAGCGCAGCCCGCACCTTGAAGATAAACACTGATAACCGAGCTGGTATGAGAGCCGTTCGTGAAGCGGTGCGCAAGCAAGAGCAAGACAAGCTACGAACGGCAAATCGACGTGCTCGTCGTAACCAAAACAAGATCGCTCGTGCTGCATTCGGGAAGAACTGGGATCAGCTCACCGATGCCGAGAAGCGACTGATCGAGAACAACAGAGGCGACACCGTGCGCTTAGAGAAAGAGCTGGAGGGCATACTCGCCCAACGTGAGGCTGCCGGGGAGATCTCATCAAGTCAACTCGACAGCACGACGCGACTGATTAAGGAAGGTGCTCGCCCGCGCGATCCTCTCACAACTGACTTACGCATACGCAACATCGATGATGTACGCCGTGACGCACTTATCACAGACTACGCCACAAAGAGCATCGAAAATGAGTCAGACCTGTTTGCGTTGGCCGACCAGATAAACAAGGGCAAGTACTGGTCGCCAGGGGTTGATGGCACACCGGAACTGAAGAAGTGGGGCGACGTACCGCAGTACCTGAGTGGTGACGCGGATGCCATGTTGATGGAATCCCACTACAACCAGACAAAGGGTGCGCTCGACGGCTGGTTAGCAAAGGAGATGGACGTGCTCACGCAACGAATGAAAGACGCTCGAGTCATTGACAAGGACGGTAATGCACGGTCGCTCGAGGAAGCGTTCGATGAAGATGGGAAGCTGAACGAGCTTGGGCAGGAATACATCAAGATTAGCGATGATGGCACTCATTACGTGTTTGAAGAAGGCGCAGAGCAATGGGAAGAAGTGTTCGACGAAATGGGCGGCAAGCTGGACATGATGCTCGATGCTGAGAAGCGTATGGGAATCTCGTACCAAGAGGTTATTGGTGAGGACCTTCGTAGCGTTGGTAGTGAGCCACTGGATGAAGCTGCATTTTTCGGAGACATCTTTGAGCGCCGCAGTCCTGGTGCAGCTCACTATTTCCCCCGCGTGGTCCGGGAGGAGGCGATGGGCGGTCAGAGCTATGGTGCGCAGTTAAGCAGATTCGGTGGACAAGGCTACGAAAAGACACGCCGGCACGGGTTCGAGATGGATGAGAACAACATGCCAGTGGGCAGTTACATCCGTTTGATGAAAGATAACGTCGAATCAATGGGTGAGAAGGGTCGCGCGTATGTGACCGACCCAGTGAAGGCAGTCCACATGAGACTCCAGGCCGGTGCCAACCGGCTTGCGTCGCGTCAGTTCATAGACGAAATCAATCTGCGCGGTGACACAGTTACCGAAAGGATGTATAACCAGCCGTCTTGGGGCATGGCGCGGGAGACTCTCAAGAAGGTGACCGACAGTCGTAAGAGCCTCACCAATAAAATCAGGCGGCTGGAGCAACGAGTCGATGAGATTAAGCGTAAAGGTAGGCGTGAAGAACGCCAGGTCGGTCGTACCGAAGGACGAGCTGATCGCAACCGTGCACGAATGGGTCAGCTCGAACGACAGTCAGCACGTACATTCCTGCCCTACCTCGACCAATTAGTGGACGATATGCAGTTGGTGGGGAGCGGGCCGGGAGCGTTGCGCAAGAAAGAAGCGGGCCTGATCAGCCGGCTGCGTGTAGCCAGGACCAAGCTGCGAAAAGCGACCGAGAAAGAGTCCACGTCACCAGAGGAAATTGCACGATTGGGCTGCGCGAGCCGATGCTCGGGCTAGACGAGGAGCGGATAGTGGCTCTTGGGAGGCAGTGAACACGATAGACCAGCTCGACCCCGACCGACTTCCTACTGGCCGTACCCCTACCCGTATGAACCAAGCACAGCTTCGGCGCGTACTGACCAACAACGATGAGCGATTCACCCGTGCTCTTGGTCGAGAAGAAGAACTGACCAGCAGACTGAATGAGCTGTCACGCGATCTCGACTCTAATGTTGAGAGAGAGGCATCTATTCTGGGACAGGTGAACGACCTGAAGCGTCAGGTGGACGAAGAAACACAGGCGCTCGGGCTTGCCAGGCAGAACTACGAACAGGCAAAGGCCCAAGCTGGTGATGTACTCCAGGGAGAAGCCAAGATAGCGGATTTCGCCACTGGTGGACGTGTATTTGACGAGGACTTCGCCACACAGATCAACTCATTTCTGCAAAACAATCGGGATTTACTGCCGTATATCGGTACCTTCAACAACTTCGCTCGAGCAGTGAACGCCACGCTTGACCTCTCAGCCATCGGTATTCAGGGGCTACTAGCTATCGGCATCGACCCCATTCGGTCGGCACGACTCATCGCCATGACTACCAGAGCCATCAATGACCCGTCCTATTACAACCGGTGGGTGAAAGAACACTCTGCTGATATCGACGAGTTCCTGTCGCATGGTGGCTATTGGGCGGGCTTGAACGATGCAGGTGAATTCATTTTCCCGGACAAGCTCACAAACATTCCACTTGGGGGTGGCCGTGCAATAGAAGCAGCTAACTTCCACTTTGCCCGTACTGGTAACGCTCTGCGCCTGATGATGTTCCAGCGAGCGAAGTCGAACAGGGGAATGTTACGTCACATCTTTGGTGATTCGGGCGAGTCACAGATGGACAAGGCTGTTGGTAACGAACGTGAAATGGTGGAGATGATCAATAACGCCACAGGATTCCGTACCGGTAAGCCGACCGAACTCGAATCGGCACTCCTTTTCGCACCGAGATTCTTCAAGTCCCAACTGAACCTGGCAGCGAAGGCAGCTACCAGACCTGGTGTTGAGGGAAAGATGGCACGGGAGATGTTGATGAAAACACTCGCGTCGGCAGCCGCCGTGACGTGGGGCTTGAACGCTATGCAGAACAAAGAGACCGAATGGAGTCCGATCAGATATGACGCTGAAGGAAATCCTCACTACAACAGCAACTTCATGCGTATCAAGACCCCGACTGGTGAGGACGTATCGCTGTTAGGTACCTATGACTCGCTTCTCGGGTTGATATTCACAGGCATCACTGAAGGCCCCACAGGTGCTGGGGTACGAGTATTCAGTACGAAAGCCTCCCCTGCCCTCAACCTCATGTCAGACTTCATCACGCAGGAGACATTCCAGGGAGATCCGGTTCAGTTCCTCACTGACGATCCTCGTATGTTAGGGATGAGTGCTATTCGGCTGGCAAAGGCCAGACTGCCGTTCTCCCTCCAAAGCGGTATTGATCTGGTTGGAGAAGGAGCGTCACCTGCCGAGATAGCGACAGGAACGCTTGCTAACCTGACCGGTATCAAGGCTACCCGCCAGACCCCGCGTGAGCGACGCGATCTCAAAGCACAGGCTGAATACGGTAAGCCGTGGGACGAGCTTCTCAAAACCCAGAAGTCCGAACTCGAAGCAAAATTCCCCGAGTACGAAGAAGAGATACTTGAGAACCTACGCAAGAAAGCCGAGGGAGGCGACCTGGAGGCGATGGCTCGGGTACAAAAGCACGAGATCGATGAAGCGCGGTACAACGATGAGCGTCGTTTAGCAGAAGCTGTGAACGCTGGAGAGATAGACAGACGCGACTTATCCAAGCTCTACAACGATTTGAAGCTAA